TGCCGCAGAAAGTCATACAGCGCGACGGACAATCTCCGGTCATACCCGCTCTCAGGGTTTTGCGGGAGGTTAACGTCAGGCAGCTTCACCGCTGACCACTCGGGGCTAGGTCAAAGTCGATTGCAGACGCGCCCCAGTTTCCAGTGGCGTCAATCTTCAGGCGGTGGAATCGTCCAGCCTGCCGTAGGTCAAACTTTCCTGCGGAGTACGAACCAGACCCGCCAGGCACCAAGGCCGCACCCCGCGCCATCTTGGTCAAGCCTGTAACCGTTGCCGAGGTCGGCTCATATTGATAAGCCACCCGAGCCCGGATCATGCGCGAAACCGCCTTGTCATCCCCGGCATCAAACAGCGTCATGGAGCTAGACGAGTTCACGCCGGTTAGTGAACTCATTTGGTGCGTAGAGGTGAAAACCGTGGTCATGCGGCCACCGGACAACCAGTATTGGCTATCGTAGGAAACAGACGGCAGCGTGTCGTAAGTGCCGGGCAGCGTGTCAAAGGTGAAACCCGCGCTGACATAGTTGCAGGCGGCTTCGATCGTGAGCGTGCAGCGGCCCCACTGTTGGCGCCCAAGGTGATACACAAGAGCCTCGTCCAAATCACCGCTTGACGCATTGGATGCGTAGTACAGCCAAACCACGTTGGCCTGCTTGTCGTGAATCAGGGTCGTTTTGTAAAGGTACTGCTGCGAGGCATTGTTATAGAACCACTGCCGCACCTTGCCCTCAGCAATGCTGAATGGCCGCGTCCCATCAAAATAGAAAATGTCGCCACGGCTTACGAAGATCTGAGCTGGGCCAATGTCGGTTACAGCATCAACCCCTACGCACCCAATATCGCCCGGCACTTGGTCAAACTGCCACACAGCAGGCGAGCCGACATATCGACCAAGGTAGATCGCCCGGTCTTTGTAGGCAACGACTTGATCGCCAAAGGCTTTGGCAGCCGTGATAGCGCCCGGAGCGGAGACAAGCCGCCCGGTCGTTGCTTGCGTTGAGAGGCTTGGAGTCCAGTCGGTTTCATCGTCCAAAGCGGAGCACCACCAGCGATCAGGCGAATCGCCATACGTGCCATCGTTGGTGTTGAAGGCAATGACAAAACCAGACGCAGATTCGATAACCGCTGCTTTGGGAGCCGTGGCAATGTCAGCAAAAGACCCGGACCCGTTAGAGCGTTGAATGGTCGTGCTTTTGTTGGCACAAAGTGTTGCGTTGCCGAACTGAACAAAGTCCCAGCGATCATCACCACCAAGGGAGTAAGAAGCGCCGCGAGACACATCAGACCAAGCGCCGCCGCTCAATTCGTACATCTTGGCGGACGTTCCAGCAAAGACCCGGCGAGTGCCGTCCAGCTTGGTCGCTACAGCGGCATTCCGACAAGCAGCAGCAAGGGCAGGCACGCCATCAGCAGAAATGGCCGTTGGGGCACCCTTCATCCCCGATGCATAGGGGATGACGTTGGAGCACTCAAGGATGGCCCCTGGCGTGGCTGAGTCAACGTCAGGCAGGAACCCTTGTAGCTCGACCATCAGACATACCTCACGCGCATGGACGATCCACTACGCAATGCCATGTCATCCTGCTCCATCAGCGCCGCGACTTCTGCGCGGTACTTCTGGTCCCACAGGGCAATTCGTTGGTCGTCTGCAAGGTACAGACTCAATTCAGCCATCGCCCCAGCAAGGTAGATGCCGGGATGGTTTGTCAGCAGCCAATTCACGCTATCCGACGACAGCGCCGCAAACTTGGCGTAGTAGTCCAGCGTGATGGAGTACACACCGTCAGGCGTCGGCCCTAGCTGCATTTCATCGCCGACGATGCAGTACACAGCAGGCTTACCAGTTCGGATGCCTTCCGGGTACTTCACGTCCATCAATTCAGGCGTGATGACCGCAATATTGGTCGGCGGGTTGCCAACCAAGGTGACGTTTTCAGTCTCAAGCCAATCAGTCGGCAGCGTTACCCCTTGGGTGTCTGCAACCGTGGTCAGAGTGGTTTGGGAAACCTGCTTGCGCACGCGAACGTCACGCGAGATGCGCGCCTCAGCCAATGCCACGAAGTCCGGCAGGATCGCTGTCAGATCGGTTCTGTTCGACCACCCGGCTAGGGAGGTCAAGAGGTCATCGTATGAGGCGAGCGCCATTTACAGAGCCCCCTTCCACACCCGGAAGTCAGCCAGCGCGGGATCACTCAGCAGGCGCCGCTTGTGGTCCGGGGAGACTGCAAACTCTTGGAAGGTGATGCCCTGATCCCCGAGGTACTTTTCGATGAGCACAAATGGGATGGAAGCGGCCAGGCGCATTTCATTTGAGCCGTGATGGCCCTCACGATGCCGCGCCTTGGTGTACTCAACGATGGGCGTGCAATCTTGGGAAATGCCCGTAATGAGCATCCCATCCTTGACGGCAAGGCCGCGTTGAACGCCGCTCACGAGTTCTCCAGCGGCACCACGTTGACCGCACCCGCAGACACGCCCTGGATGTAGGCAATGTGGGTGATGCCCGTGGGAACCTGAAGAATCACGCTGTCCGCAGGCTGAACCAGAATGTCTGCCGTGGTCGCCGCAACACCCGAGGTGCCCAGCTTCACGTAACACTCATTCCGGCCAGCAACGCGGATGAAGCTGGGAGCGCGCCCGCTTGAATTATTCGGGATCGCGCTGGAGGCTGAAGCAGCCCCGGTAGCGGCATTGAAGCCCGCCGCTGCAACGGTGATGAACCCACCGCCAAAAGTCTGTGCCATGTGTTCTCCAGCGCTTCGCAGCGTTAGGAGGCAGGGCCGAAGCCCCGCCAGGTTCAAGCCGGTGCCAGATGCACCGTGATGCAGCCGATGGCTGAGGTTGCCGTGCCGGTCAGGTCAAACGAGATGCGATCACCGGCAGCAATTTGGAGCGCACTGTCAGTGGTCGAAAGCGTCAGCGTCTGGACGGTGGCAGCGGTGCCAACAAGGTTGAACGAACCCGAGTGCAGAGCCGTACCAGAGGCCAGCGCAGTACCCGAAGGCACCTTGCGGATTACAGCGGTACAGGCGCCGCCCGTGCCGATCACATCGTTGACGCCACGGATGCCGACGACGACATACGGGCGATCAGCCACGAAGAAGGAGAAGTCAGCAGCCGGCACGTTGTAGATGGTCGAAGCCGGGACGAAGCCGCTATTCGCGGTGCCGCCCGTGCCTGCCATGCCCAACCCGCCGTCTGCGCGCTGGTGAATGTCTACGGACATTTGTGGTTCCTTTGAAGTTGCGAGAAAGGGGCCGAAGCCCCTAGCTCATGGATCACAGAATGTCGTAGACGGCGCCGTGAGCCTTGGGGGCGCGGCATTCCAGCGTCCATTCCACGATGAGTTCGCGCTTCTCAGCGTCACCCGTTGCGGCCAGTTCCTTGGTCTGGAAGGGGCGCATGTAGGCCACTGCCAGCTTGTCGCTCTGGAGGATGAACACATCGCGGGTCGCCATGAAGCGATTGGGAACCGCCTCGATGGTGCCGAAGTCCGACACGTAGAAGTCCACGGCTGCGTAGAGCTTGGAATCCTCGCTCTTGTCCATGCGGGTCGCGTTGCCGGTGAAGCCCGAGAAGGTCTGCTTCGCAGCCGGGGGCAGCATGATGGTGTCGGGCATGCCGCCAGCAGTAAAGATCTGCTGCAGAACGTCCTTTACCTGCGACTCCACAAAGGCGCGCTGAGTGCCAGCCGTGTAGCCGGAACCCAGGCCACCCGAGGCGGTGTAGGAGGCCAGCGTGCCGCCGTTGCGGTTCACGTTGTCCACCACCCAGCCACGCAGGCCACGGCTGCGACGAGTGGCGCCGCCAACGCTCAGGTCGTTCTGGCAGAGCGCGGTTTCCATGTCGCGCTTGAGTTCCAGCGAAGCCAGCGAGACTTGGTAGCCCAGTTCGTCCTTGCGACCGGCAGGATTCACGCCGCTCATCTGCGTGCCCGACACGTAGACAGCCTTGGTGCTGATCTGCGTGCGGTTCGTCAGGCGGACAGTCGGGGTCACCGTCTTGTCCGAAGCGTCGGCGCCTTCAGCCGCCTCGTTGGAGCCCGAAGCAGCCGCCAGGTCTTGGGTCTGCCATTCGTGCGTGGTCGCGGTAGCCTTGGCCTTGGAGGCCAGATTCAGCACCGGGGTTTGGGTCGGGCTGATGCGGTAAATGATGTCGGTCAGGTCTTCACGATTGCCGATTGCGGCAGTAGAAAGGAAAGTTGCCATGTCTTACTCCAGCGCCTCGCGGCGTTAGGGGTTAAAGGATTCCTGCGATCAGGCTTGCTGCGTCTTCCACTCGGCCAGATTTACTAAGCCGTTGGTATGAGGCCGCACGCCGATCAAGGTTTTGTGGTTCGCCGCCGCCCGGTCGTTCGACCTTGTTGGGGAGCGTTGATACCTTCTTGGCCGCTGCTTGGGCTTTGCTGACAATCTGGTCATACAGCATTGCCTTACGGGCCAGGATGACGCTGCGGGCGTCGGAAACTTGGGCCAGTTCGTCCGCCTCGAAACCCTGCGATGACAGGTAATCCCGAATAGCGGTCTTGTCAGCTTTGGCTTTGGCCTCGTCCTTCCACTCGGGGAGCTTGGCGAGCAGGGTTTCCTGCTGCTGCTGCAAGTGGCGACTGTGGGCGGTTTCGCGCTCGGCTTGGATTTGGGCGTTAACCCGTTGCTGCTCTGCGTAGTTCTGCTGTAGCGCTGCTTGCCTGGATTGCGCCAGGTGCTGCTGCTTCAGATACTCCACAGGGTCAGTTTGTAGAAGCTGTTCCCAGTTTACAGCTTTCGACTGTTCTTGCAAAGCGCCTTCTAGTTGCGCCTGCATGCGCTGCAGATTGCTCGCATATTGCGTGCGCTCAACAATGGCCCTTTGGGCTTCAGCCGTTGCGGCCTTCCGCTC